GGTTACTGGCGAGATTTCGGTTTCAAAGGTCGTCAACTACATCAACGGTCTTGCGCCTGAAATCCGAAACAAGTTCTTCCCTAACGCGAAGCAAATTGCAGATCTTGCAAAGCGGCAATCTGCGCTTTCTGGACTCGATCCTAACAAGGTTGTTTCAAGCCTGACTGTCGATGCCAATGTCCTTTCTGATGCTATTGGATCAAAGGCACCTGAGATTCAAAAGACGATTGCTGAAGCCATCAAGGCTGCCGGAGAAAGGGACAAGCAGTTGCGCGGAACAATTCTTGGTGCGCTTAAGAAAGCCTCTTCAAGCGAGATAACTGATGTCGTTTCGCAGAATCCAAAAAAGTTCATCGGCGGAATTGTTGACGGCTCGTACACGCCAGAACAAAGCCGTGCGGCTTTGGACATGATTGGGCGAGAAAGTCCAGTTCTGGTGCAGCAACTTCAGTTTCAATACGTCAACGACTTGATTGAAAAGTACACCACATCAGGTGTTTTGAACTCTAAGCAGTTGGCGTCTGACCTTGTCGGTGAGTCTGTTGTTGGAAAGGCAAGCGATGTCCGAAATTACGCCAGTGCGGTCTTAGGAACCGGAAAGGTTACCAGTCTCAAGTCTGTCTTGGACAATGTTTCTCGACTTGAAAAGCTGAAGGCTCCGATCACATCGAACGATCCATTGGTGGAGGCGATGGCGAGAACGACTGGTGCTGCTGTCGGTGCCGCAGTTGGAAGCGTTGCTCGCGTTGGTCCTATTGGAACGGCGAATCAGGCAGCGCAAATGATAAAGCTCGCTCCTCGTATCAAATACAAGGTTGCGTCTTATGTTCTCTCAACACCTCAGTTGAGGGAGCTTGCAATGAAGCCGATTGGACGTTTTTCAAAGGACGAGTTGAATGCTGTTCTTCGTGGAACCGCTCAAGCTGTCGCAGCCACCGAAGGAGAAGATTCTCCTGACATCGACGAACTCCAGAATCTGGAACGATGAAAACCTCCCTCTCCAAGAAAGGCAACACCTACCAGGGCAAGAAGGTGACGCTCAACAAGCCGTTCTACACCCCGGGCGAGCGGAAGAAGAGTGCTGTCTACGTCAAGAACGCGAAGGGCAACGTCATCAAGGTTCGCTTTGGCGATCCGAACATGGAAATCAAACGAGACAATCCTGAGCGTCGTAAGAACTTCCGCGCACGGCATAACTGTGCGCAAGCGAAGGACAAGACGACTCCTAAGTTTTGGTCGTGCGCCGCTTGGTAGTTTTGTAGTTAAAACCTGACATAATCACATATGGACAAGATGAAACTTGGTGGTGGCGGACGTTACGAGAAGCTTATCGGCGAGCTTGAGAAGAAGGGCGTGAGAGATCCGGGGGCTCTTGCGGCCTCCATTGGTCGCAAGAAGCTCGGCAAGGCGAAGTTCCAATCCCTTGCCGCGAAAGGTCGTCGCCGCGCCATGCGTGAGAAGGCTAACGCTTAGGACGCCCGTTCCACGGCTTCTTGGCCGCTGACTTATCGACTACGAACTTCTCAGGTTCAGCGTAGTCCCATCGAATAGTGCCGACTCCTCGCTGAATGGTGATGGAGCCGGTTTTCTTTCTGTTCTTGTCGTGAAGCCCAGACCTATCTCCGCGCTTGGCCATCCCCAGCACAAAGCGTCGTGGCTGATGGAATCCCAGTTCCTTCATCACAATCACTTCTCTGGCCCAGTTCGTCAGGTCAGACGATCCAAAGCCTGAGTAGGCCATGTCCGCCACGCTCTCAGGCTTCTCGTTCTGCCCCTTGGGCTTCGGGAAGTGATGGACGAGTACCAGGACAACCCCCGTCTCCATCATAATCGGCTGGAGCAAATGACGGGTGAAGTTGGAGCACACCTCGATGTCCGATGGGTTTCCCCCAATGTACGAGAGCAACGGATCGATGTAGACAATGTCAACTTTGGTCTTCCGAACCAGCCTCCGCAGCATCGTCGCGAAATCGACTCCGGTACGAACCGCCTCGCGGAAGAACAGCATGTTCGACCGTTGCAACCCTTCCTGCCAGTTCTCCTCTCCAAACACGGCCTGTGCCGCACCCTTCAGACTGTCGTGCTGGTCAGCGATGTCGTTCTCAGCTTGGACGTAGGCGACCTTCAGGGGGCGCACCGGCTTCACGCCAAACCAGTCTTCGCCCATCGCCCATTTCAGACCCTGAAAGAATGCCATCGAGCTTTTGCCGCATCCACTTTGCCCCACAAAGAGAAGCGATGATCCGCGTCTCAACCATCGGTCACCGATCAGATTGTCAGGATCATTGTTCGGATCGTAGTCGATGATGCTCTGGAGCGTGAACTCCTGTGGCATGTCCTGCGACTCCAGGTAGTCCGTGAAGGCTTCCCAATTCACCGACCCGACATTGATGGCCAACAGCTTCTGCTCCTTGCCATCGCGCATCACACCGGCCAGACGACTGAACCTGCTCGCGTTCTTGTTCTTGGGATCGATGCCGAGAGCTTCCAGGTGGCGATAGACAACGTCGCGACGTTCTCCCCATTCCTCCTTGTTCGCCGCATCGACCCGGACCCATCCGTGCAGACTCTTGCCGCCCGAATCGATGACGACCGACATGGGCAGTTTCGAGTCCTTCAGGATCGTCCATTGTTCATCCTTGGTCTTCTCATCCATCTCGACCAGCACATGGCGGAACGATGCTACGCCGGAATCTGAACCGCTTTGATCAAGGCATGGGTTGACTCTGACATACGCTCCCCGGCTATCAGGACTGTTCCACATGGAACCGATTGGTGGCGTGAAATGCTTGGAGATCCATTCGTCGCGCTTGAGGAATGTGCCCTTGGACGCTGGCCTGCATCTCCCCCCATCGTCGCTGATGATGTCGTTGCAGATGCAGACAACTTCATCGGGTTCGAAACAGGCTTTGAGGAAGTCGATGGTTGTAAACTTGGAATCCGGTTCCGGTATTGGTTGGACCTTTTGAACAACGAACTTGCCGGTGGTCGATACAGGCGTACCGCTTTGAGCCGACAGCAACCATCCCTTGGGCTTGTCGTGAGGCACCCTGACGGCTTCCTTGAGCTTGTGGGCCAGTTCCTGTGCGTTCCACGGTGGGAGGCATTTGCGGTTGTAATCGTCGAGCAGGTTGGAGGCTTCCGATTCGGAAAGCTCGAATCCGTGGACGAGGGAAGTGGCTACGGCAAAGGTTGCGCCGTGTCCGTTCTGGCCGGCTACAGCACCAGGGACGTTACGGAGCCATGCTCGCGCACGGTCCAGTTTTGATTGGGTCATTTGATTCCAAGTTGTTTACGCGCCAGTTCTCCGCTGGGTCCGAGGTCCGTCGATGCGATCTCTTGGAGAACTGAATTTGATTTTTCGAGCTTCTTGAAAAGGAGAACCAGCTCCTTCGGTGTGATCAGGTACTTGCTCCAATGCCGGATCGGTATGGAGCGGTCCTGAAACTTCCGAAAGAGCTGCTCTTGTGCGGTGATGTAGATGTCAGGACTCAGCATCCTTCACGGGCAGGAATTTCGAATAAAACTCTGCCTTGGTTCGAACGTAGACTTTGAGTGTCCCTGTGCGCAGGTAGGCTACGCTAGGCCATTTGGTTTCACCGATGCGCACCTCGACGTCATCGGACAGGAGTTCAACTATCACGGATTTGTTTGAGGCGTTCCTGAATTTCATCTTCGTCGGTTTGCTTGATGATGTGTCCAAATCCAGACGCATGCCACGAATGATCCGTTCGCACGGGTTTCTTGGGTTTGCTCATCCATCCGCGAGCAATCGCGTATTCGACGAGGGACGGAGCCTCTTTCAAGAGTTGTGAATTGTCATTCATCGATTGGAGGTTTTCTGCGGCTGCGTGAGCGTTTCATTCCGAGTTCAGATCCTTCGTCGGCGGCGAACCCGCGACGGATCAACCACGCCCTGTACTTGCGGTCGATCAACTCGAAATCAATTCGTGGCGTCGATTCATCGGCGTCTGAGACCCTGACGATTGGCTGGCGATTGTTCATGTTGGTTACAGTACGAACATCAGGAAATAGAATGCGGTGATAATCATGCCCATGCAGAAGGCAGCGATTAGTAAGGACTTGAGTTCGTCCGGTGACGGTGGGCGATTGCCGTGGATCATCATCGGCCACCTCCGATTGCGTGGTGGAGGATGAGCAGGGCGTCGGCATTGCCGAGGGTGACATCCAGATGGGGGTAGAGTTCCTGGGCCTTGGCTTTGAGTTTGCGCTTCCATTCAGGGCCGGTAGCGCATGACTTACGCCCTCCGAGTCCAAGAGGCTCCTGCCATATCTTAGGCTCAACGCGATGCAATGCGTACCCTTGAGCGTAGGCCAGTCCTTGGACGATGCCGTAGTTCTCATGGAGGGTGGCGACGGCGGTGGCTGGCGTGAGCTTGGAGACGAACTTAGGGACCTTCTCGATCCACAGGTGGGATTCTGCCGCCTTGAACCCTGTAAGGAGATGGTGGATGTCTGGAACGCATTCGGGCATCGGGAACAGGAGGATGCCGTCTTGGGTGTGGATTGCGAACCCGCCGTTCACGCCGGGGTCACAGGATACGATTGTTTTGTTCATTGGTTCTTCCTGATTTCTTTGCGCTTCACCTTGGAAATCCAACCCAGGCTCACACCGTAATCGTCCGCGATCTTTCGGTAGGTTTTCCCGTTTTTGATGTCTTCCAACACCTCCAGCACCACCTCAGTCGGAATGCTTCCGCTCGGTGGAATGAATTTGCTTACACTTGTCATTTTTGTGTTCTTGTTGTTGTTCGCGATCCACACCCTTCAGGTATGCGGATCAAAATCGTTGAGGCCAAGCTAGGTCGCGAGAAGGCTGTCGGGCAATGTTTTCACGGCGAAAACCTCATCGAAATCGACCCCCGCCAAAGCGAACGCGAGCGTCTCGATACAGTCATCCATGAAGTCCTTCACCTGTGCTGCCCTGAGTGGACAGAGGAACAGGTCATTCGGGTGTCTCAAATCCTTTCATCGGCACTTTGGAAATGCCGCTACCGTCGGTTTCTTTGATTCGGTAATAGGGCTTCGGATAACAAGCCCTCACTTCGCATTGGACACGGAATGTCCTACGCTCCATGAGTCCAGCGGATAGCGCGGCTGTAATGAATCGACCAGCTTGCGACGCCCCAAGATTCCATTGTTCTGCCCATTGTTTTCTGGTTTTCCATTCCTGGCTTGGGCTTTCCAGTTTTCCTAACAGCTCTTTCCTGATTAGTCTCAGAAGCTCGGTAGAGTCCATGTTTTTTCTCCTTGTGGCCATTGGTGAACATACAGTTTGGCCTGGTCTTCGGTGTATTCACCGAAAACGATTCCGTGACTCCAAGCCATCGTACCTCTGCGTCTCAAGGCGTAGTCCATGCACCCCACATCGGACAGCGTCCCTGGTGAGAGGCAGATTGGATTGTCGTTGCGTCGGCCCGTGGCCACCCCGGCCCTGTGCGCGTGGGCAACGACCGTGTTGCCCCAGGTCTCGGCGGTATCACGCAAAAAGTTTTCACCGTACAAAATCCCGTGACCCCAACTGAATCCGCCCAACCGATACCAAGACCTGGGCAGGACATCGTGGGTCTTGATGAAGACTCGCGCATGCTTCTCGATGGGTTCGATCATCTTGGCCCAGATAGCTTCCGCGAATCCTCGAACGACGGTGTTGTGGTGGTGCATGTATTTCACCGCCCGTTGATCGTGGTTTCCGACGATGAACACCGTCGGTCTCAACGCATCAAGGAACTCCTGCCCCTTGTCGACATCGTCGAGGTAGTCGTCTGCGTGATCTGAGTCGTCTGGATTGCTTAGAGACCCGGCTCGCAGGCTGGCTAGATCGTAGGCGTCACCGAGGTGGATCACCTCGTCAGGATTGAACTGTTCGCGAAATAGAAGCGCAGCAGCGAGCGCATCCTTGTTGGCACGATTGCCGTGGGAACAACCAACAGCCATGACCCGTTTGCGTTTCTCAATCACAAACATGGCCGATTCAGGACCTGAAATGTTGGGAAACACAACAGGAATCGCTAAAAGCACAGGACTGTTACATGCTCAGCGGCAATACGAACCGCTGATTTTGTTGCCCCATCCTCGTTCCATTTCTCGACTTTCACCCGACCTTTGACGCGAACCAGCGCACCGTTCTGGATCTCAAG